GGCCTGAACACAGCCATTAGCGGAATCCAGTCAGGCATATCTACGCGACTTGCAATTTTTAGCGTAATTATCGCTGTGATTGTCGCCTTGCCTGGGATTATCTCCTCATTTAAGGACTCCCCAGCTAAGCCTGATGATAATCCCTCACCCTTGATTATTCAGATGCCAGCGCAGCAACAAAATCAACAACCCGCACCCCAAAACCAACAGAAAGCATCGCCAAATCAGCATAAGTAGCCCGGCCTCCGCGCCGGGTTACTTTTTATTAGCTTTGATCTATGATGGTGGCTCTAAACATAGATAGATTTCCACCTTCTTATCCCCCCTCCCGAAAGAGGGGATTTTTTTAGGCTACTCCTTCCCAAAAGATATCAAGCGCTTTATAGCCTCCAGCTTTCCGGTCTGTCTGCGCATCTCCAGCAATCTCAGCGCCTCGAACGCCTCCATTCCTACCAACTTATGCTCTGCAAGCATCTCCATATCCTGCATCAGTAACTCGACTTCTTCCTTTGTGATTGGCGGTCTCATGCGGCCTCCTGCTTTTTTTGAATATATTACCCTACTCTTTCCGCAGCATCAGCACATCCAGTGCCAGCTCCACAGCCAAACAACCCCTACCAAAAACAAAACATAAAATAAATATACTTTAAGTTCATTGACTTACATTGGAATGAACTATTACCAAATCAAAAATGTACTTTTGGTACTTTACTTTGATGAACCATTAGTACATTATCATCTCATACAAACAACACCGGCAACGCCGGGTAATCGTAACAACGCTCCGTTAGCCCCGATAAGGCAAAGGTGAAGAGATGACATCAGTAAGATTGACGAATGCTTTACGCGAACAAATCGCTAAAAACGCGCTGGCAAAATCAGGGGTTATCACCGCTATTGAATCCCTTGACCTTAAGCGCCAGGAAGTTGCAAGAGATGCTCGCATCGCTGCTTTTGGTGGCAAAGAAAAGGCCGACAAGGTCGATAAGCAATATGAAAAGCTTGAGAAATTAGAGGCAGAGCTTCGCAGTGCTGGCGCTTCGCTTCACATTTCCGGCAATCCGCAAAGCTCAATCAACATTGCAATTTCCGGTCGTCGTCTTGGCTGGTGCTCATACGGAAGAACCAGCGAAGGAAAAGAAATTTTTCTGGTTACTCCAAACCGTGATCTGTGTCTCTTTGGTGCCGAGCATGAAATTACCAAGCGGTTTGATTCAATTATCGACGAAGAGCAAAAGCTCAATTCCAGAAAAAAAGAAATTGAGGCGACTGTTTGGGCTGCTCTGAAATCCGTCACTACCCTGAGTCGCCTTGTAGAAGTATGGCCTGAAAGCAAAGAGCTTATACCTGAAAACGTTGACAGCGCCAAAGCTGCCCTTCCTGCGCTGAAGGTTGAGGACCTCAACCGGTTAATTGGTCTTCCAACTGAATCGGTAGAAGGCTAGCTCTTCTCTTCATGTGTTAAGGAGTGGCAAATGATCCGCGAACAAGACAAACGTGCATGGCGTAATTTTTGGTTAAAGGTCGTTCCGTTTTTGGTTGCAGTCCTTTTTTTTAGCTTCGCATGCTGGGGTGTCGTATGAGCAAACAAGGCATTCGTTCACTGATTTACTGCCTGCTGGTCTGCGGCGTTATCTGGACAGCGTTGATTATCAAAATTCTGCACGCTGCGGAGGTGTTCAATGGCTAACTCAATTCCTAACAGCGGACGCGCCGTGATGATGCGTAACGCTAAAACTGGCGCCACCTGGAAGGTTTCACGTGACTACCTGAAGGACACCTTCTGGTTCGAGCCGCAGGGTAACTTGCGCCATATCCGCCAGTGCTTTGAAGCGCGTGAGCTGCTGCCAAATCTGGTACCCGCCGGGACGCATTAACCGCGCATATCAGCGCACGAATTTAATTAAGCCATTAGGCAGCCATTACGGTGCCGGGATTCTTACAACCTTTTTAAGGAGTAAACCATGCAACCTTTACCGCGTTTAACTTCTGATCGTCTTGCCTCCTTGCCTGCCGGCACACGCCTGAAAATGGGTGGCCACATCGTGAAACTGGTAGGACGCGGGTCATTTACTAATGCAGCCGGCATCACCCAGAACATGGTCGATTACGTCGATTCCCGCGGCGTGCCGGGCAGTTTTGAGGAAAAGATTTTTCTCTCCACTGCAACCGAGCATCTCAACGCAGTTCAGTGCGAACACTGCTTCGCTCTGCGCCATCCGAAGGACTGCGTTGTCCGCTCCATCACGAACTATATGACTACCCGTCAGGCGCATTTCTGCGACGACAAGGGATGTGCCGAGAAATATTTCATTAAACACCCGGGGCGCCAGAAATCTGGACGGAGAACGAAATGGTAAGTCAGAACGCAATGCTGGCGCTGGCCATGGTGATTCTCGCCTATGACCTGCAGCCAGTAGACCTCGAAAGCGCCGCTAAACAGCTGGCTGAATTTGATGCAGTCAACGACGCACACACGGAGACAAAAGAATGTTGAGAGTTATCGACACAGAAACGACCAGTCTGGAAGGAAGTGTACTGGAGATTGCCAGCGTGGATATCGTCGACGGCGTTATTTGCAACCCGATGAGCGACTTTGTTAAGCCCACTGAGGCGATAAGCTTCGAGGCTATGGCTATCCACCACATCACTGAAGATATGGTCGCTGACGCCCCTCTGATTAGCGAAGTTATCGGCCGTTACCTGGGCGCTGATGCGTATGTTGCTCACAACGCAAAATTCGATAAGTCCAAGTTACCTCAGATTGACGCCCCCTGGATCTGCACGCTGAAGTTGGCTCGCATCCAGTATCCGGAATTTGAGAGCCACGGTAACCAGTACATGCGTTATCGGCTGGGCCTTAAGCCTGAGTTGCCTGAAGGTCTTTATGCACACCGCGCGCTGTATGACTGCTATGTCACCGCCGAACTGCTGCTGTATATGGGCCGCCTGGCTAAGTGGACGATGGGAGAAATGCGCACCATCTCAAACAGCCCGTCACTGATGAAGGCGATCCGCTTCGGTAAGCACAAAGGACTGTCCTTCGAAGAGATAGCCAAAGTTGACCCTGGATATCTCCGTTGGTTGTCCAGTAACAGTGATGACGAAGACATCCTTTTCACCATCAAGCACTGGCTGAAAGGAGCCTGATATGGGAACGCCTGTACTCATCCTGGGTGATAGCGGCGCCGGCAAGTCATACAGCCTGCGCAACTTCACACCTGACGAAGTGATTTTACTGCAATGCATTCCGAAGATGCTGCCATTCCGCGCTACCGGCTGGAAGCTCAACGGGAAAGAGCTGCCGGATGGCTCTGTGCAGCGTGGAAACATCATCCGGTTTGACGCCTGGGATGCGGTGCTGGACTCCATCAACCGCATGGTGCTTTCGAAAACAAGACGCGTACTGGTTATCGACGATTTCCAGGTCGTCATGCAGCACGAAAACATGATGCGCGCATACCAGACCGGGTATCAGAAGTTTACGGAAATGGCAGATCACGTGTGGCAAATCATTATGGCCGCTACACGGCTGCCGGACGACTTCAGGGTTTACTTCCTGGCCCATACCGAAGAGTCGGATGGGAAAATCAGGATGAAAACCACCGGCAAGATGTTGAACGAAAAGCTTACGCCCGAGGGCTATTTCTCCATCGTTCTCCGGGCCATCAAAAAAGACGGAAAGCACGTTTTTTTGATTAAGGGCGATGACAACGACACCGCAAAAGCGCCGCCGGATTTGTTCCCGGGGCTCACTGAAATGGATAACGACCTTAAAGCAGTTGACGTCGCTATCACCGAATTTATGACCGAATTATAAGGATCACAACTATGAACCAGCCAATGTCTTTTGTATGGAATACCGAAGCCGCCAGCCTGGCGAAGAAAGCAGGCGCCACTGGCGGAATTAGCGAAACTGGTGCTTATGAGGGATTCATTACCTCAGCCATTTATACCTTCGGGAAGGATGGCAGTCAGTCACAGGCGCTTGAGCTAAGCCTTGATAGTGACGGTGCCAAAGCCAACTACCTGCGCATCAACTACATCGGGAAAGATGGACAGCAAACTTTTGGCATGGGGCTGATCTCTGCCCTCCTCTGGGCTGCCCAGGTTAAAAGTGCTCAGCCAGAACAGGTACAAACCGAAAATGGTGCTGAGTGGCATTGCCCGGCACTTGTCGGCAAGAAAGTAGGACTGTTCCTGCAGAAGGTCCTGTACACCAAAGGTGATGGAGCCGACGGCTATAAATTCGAAGTCCGCCACATTTTCCAGCCGGGTTCGCGTCGCACTTATGCAGAATACAGCGAAAACGAAGCGGCAACCGCTATCGCCGCCTTGGAAAAGTCGATGAAAGATAAAGACGATCGCGTTCAGAGTAATGCTCAGTTTTCCGGTGGCGGTCGCCAGCAGGCTGGCGCTAACCCTTATGCGCAAAACCCTAATGCAGTACCTCATTCCCGGCTGCAGCAAGCTGCCAGTCAGCACGCTCAGAACATCCAGAATCCGCCGGACTTCGACGACGACATTCCCTTTTGACGGGGTAGAGCATGAAACACGCTCAGGACGATATCAGGGTTGGCGCGGGGCGCCTTCCCTTTTTGAAAGAAGTGAAGGGCTGGCTTATGCCATGGGGTGAAGTGATCAGCAACCCTTTAAAGGCTCAGCGGATGGCTGAAGAGCTCGATACGAATGAAGATCTGGACACGAAAAGAGGTGCGCAATGAATCGATACTCCCTGATTTACGCCGATCCGCCCTGGGCTTATGGGAACACAATCAGCAACGGCGCCGCAGTGGACAACTACTCGACGATGCGCCTCATCGACCTGAAGCGTCTGCCTGTGTGGGAACTGGCTGCCGAAAACGCGGTGCTGGCGATGTGGTACACCGGCACCCACAACCAAGAGGCGATCGAGCTGGCCGAGGCCTGGGGCTTTACGGTGCGCACTATGAAGGGCTTTACCTGGGTGAAGCTGAACCAGCTGGCCGAGCTGCGCATTAACAAGGCACTGGAAGAGGGTGACGTCGCCGACTTTTACGACTTCCTCGACCTGCTGAATGCCGAGACGCGCATGAACGGCGGCAACCACACCCGCGCCAACACCGAAGATGTGTTGATCGCCACCCGCGGCGCCGGGCTGGAGCGCAAGCACGCCGGTATTAAGCAGGTGGTCTACAGCCCTCTCGGCGCGCACAGCGAGAAACCGTGGGAAGTTCGCCACCGTCTGGAGCTGCTCTACGGCGACGTGCCTCGGATTGAGTTGTTCAGTCGGAGCGCTGCGCCAGGCTGGAGTCATTGGGGCAACCAGTGCGCCACCGCTTCCGTTGAATTGATCCCCGGCTGCGCCATCGACGTTGTGAAGACGGAGGCTGCATGACGCCAGAAGAAAAAGAAAACGCTCTCCGCGCCCAGGCTCGTCGCTGCGCAGAAGAGCTAACCAAAGCGATGAGCGTAAAGCCTAAACCGAAGTGGAACGCTGTATGCCCCCCCATCCTTCGCAAGCACTACGCGAAGGTCCGGCCGATGGGTGTCAGCCTGGTGAAATTTGTCAGTGTTATTGGCCGCATGAATGGGCGGTATGGAGTGGAATCATGAAAGAACGTGGAATGATTTTTAACGGGGAAATGGTGCGAGCAATTCTCGACGGACGGAAGACGCAGACACGGCGGGCAGTGAAACCGCAGCCTGATGAAGACGGTCTGGCAAAAGTAACTAACGGACCCTGGGTTGATACCAGCGAACGGAATTACCGTTGCCCATTCGGTGATGTAGGCGATCGCATCTGGGTACGCGAGGCTTATCGTTTCCCGGCATCGTTAGACGATGTTAGCCCAACTGGTGTTGGTGAAATGGCTGTGGCAACAGGATACAGAAAACCATGGGCGCCGACCTTCTACGAGTTCACAGGCACTTTCAGTGATGGATGGACAGGATTCGAAACCCCTCCAAAAGTTTCTGGCGCCGGAAAGCTTCGCCCATCCATCCACATGCCGCGCTGGGCCAGCCGCATTCTGCTGGAAATCACCGACGTGCGCGTGGAGAGGTTGAACGCTATTAGCCCGGAAGATGCAGAGTCAGAGGGGCTGGAGTGCACCAACTTTACAGGTTTCGGCGACGAACCTGGATTACCTAGCTATCCAGAGCCTGATGTTTATTTCGACCCACTGAAGAAACAGTGGAAGGAATATCCGCCTGAAGCATTCGCGGGGCTATGGGAATCCATCTACGGCGAAGGAAGTTGGCAGGCCAATCCCTGGGTTTGGGTCATTTCGTTCAAGCGCGTTGAAGGCGGTGCAGCATGAAGATTAAAACGGAAGATTTAGTAGGCATCCAGCTTGATTATGCGGCAGCACTAGCAACCGGTCAGAAGGTAGATTTTGAAGCTGATACCGGGTGTCTTTGGTTTGAAGAGCGCGATGTGTGGTTCACTTGGAGCCCTTCAACTGAATGGGCTCAAAGCGGCCCTATGATGGAGAGCTTTTCAATCAGTTGTTACCAGTCAGCAGACCCGGCAACAGGAAAAGCTTATCACTGGGTTGGAGTTAATGAGCTTATAGCACCAGGACGTCGCCGCGGGCTCATTGCAGACAACCCACGCGTAGCTGTGTGCCGCGCCGTCGTCTTCGCAAAGTTTGGCGATGAAATTGAGCTGCCTGATGAACTGGAAGGTGCAGCATGAGCGCAGAAATCATTGATCAGGCCAACGAGCTGGCACAGCGCCGGCTTGAGCTGACCATCCAGAACATGCGGATCAACCATAACGCTGTTTCTGCTACTCACTGCTGCGATTGCGGGGAAGAGATACCCGAGCGGCGCCGGGAACTGGTGGCGGGATGTCAGCGCTGTGCTGATTGCCAGGAAGAGTTTGAAGAACGTGGTAAGCACCAGAGGTGATGCATGCAGACAATAATCCAGATCGAGCCAAACGAATGGGTTTCAGAGGACTTGTTGATGGCGGTCACAGGGATGAAGCGCGGAACCATTACACGGGCCCGAAAATCATCAT